GAAAATCCAAAAGTTTAGATTTTCCCACAATGCTTATCTTTTGGTCTTTGGTTCGGAATAGTGTAGTGCTGGCGGTCTATCTCTTGTTTTCGGTTGCTTGCTTCCTTACCGTACATGAGCATTCTCTCGCGGGATGTCCCGATGCCCGGTAAAACAACAAGTAAGCTCTTTCACTCGTAAGTCCTCCCCCAAAAAGAAAAACCGCCGTTAATTCTAACAGCGGCTGGCTTTTTTATAAAGTGCCGCCCCCTTACGAGAACGGCACCTGTGAAATATACCCTCACGTAAGTTACCACACTTCATTTTTCGCCTACAGACTCTCAAGGAATTTGTAAACGCGATAGGATATAATTCCACCGGGGATTATATCCTTGAGAGTTTGATAGTAAACGTAGGCGATAAAGCGAACCTGGTTCGCCTTACTGGGTGATTTAGTTTTTTGAAAACTGAAGTGTGGTATGATTATTATACTCCTTTTGCGTGAAAAAAGCAATCTTTTACAGCACCTTCCGAGGTAACTTTTTTCCAAAAACAGGGGTTTTCAAACCTTCTCTTCTACTTCAGTTCCATTTCTAAATCTATAGACTATCGTCTTGTCTGCTCTAACCAAAACCGTATCAACCATAATCGACCAAAGGCGAATGCTGAATTCCTCGATCGGTTCATCTTTTTCGTGGAGTTCAAACATAAAGGCTCCAATGATGTCCGCCTTTCTTACCCTTGCGTTTCGCTGCTCGGTCAACTCTGCTATTTCATCACCCAGGGTTTTGTATCTGGTTTCAAGCGATTTATATTCTTCCCAAAACTTAGTCTGGTCTTGTGCCACACGTGCGTTTCTCTCTACGATTTTCCGTATCATTTCGGAAATGATATGCTGTTCCTCTGTCTTCTGCATAATGGTGGCATCGAGTTCCTTTGTGTCCGAAAGAAGATCCTGCATAATTCGGCAATCGTCAAGCAACTTTTCTTTGGCTGCAATCACCCTATTCATCGCTCGAATAAAGCCATCTTTGAGGTTTTCTTCCGTTAATACCGGGGTGTTGCATTTGGCATCGTTGTACTTGTTATTGCACCTATAGACCACCTTCTTATACTTGTCGGTGGAATGCCAGACTTTTGGGCCATAGAAACTTCCGCAGTCTGCACAGATAACTTTCGATGCGAAAGCCGAGCATCCGCTATACCTTGCTCCCAGTCTCTTCCGTCTTTCGATCTCCTGTTGCACGATCTCAAACTCTGCCGGAGCAACAATATACGGGTGGCTATTCTCAATATAATACTGCGGGACTTCCCCCTCGTTTTTCTTCATCTTTTTGGTAAGAAAATCTACCGTGAACTTCTTTTGAAGGATTGCCGAACCCTTGTATTTCTCGTTCGTCAAGATGCTCAATACCGTACTTCCTTTCCAAATGTCGCTTTTTCCCGTAGGAGTTGGAACACCCCGGCATGTGAACTCTGCAGCGATTGCATTTGGAGTCTTGCCTTCCATAAAACTGCGGTAGATTTCCTTGACAATTTCAGCCTCTTCCGGGACGATTTCGGGCAGTTTATCCGCCCCTTTCCTATACCCGAGGAAATGCTTATACGGCAAGTAAACCTTCCCATCCGCCGCCGCTTTCCGCTTGCCCCAGGTCACGTTGTCCGAAATGGAACGGCTCTCGTCCTGCGCCAAAGAACTCATAATCGTCAGCAGTACTTCCCCCTTGCTATCAAGGGTGTAGATGTTTTCCTTTTCAAAATAAACCTCAATACCCCGCTCCTTCAGCTTTCGGATGGTTACCAAGGAGTCGACCGTGTTCCTGGAAAAACGGCTGACCGACTTTGTGATGATAAGGTCGATCTTCCCTGCAAGGGCATCGTCAATCATCTCGGTGAAGCCTTTTCTCTGCTTGGTATTCGTGCCGGTCACAGCCTTGTCCGAATACATCTTTACGAATTCCCAGTCCGCCCGGCTTTTGATATAGTTGGTATAATATTTGATCTGGGCATCATAGGAAGTCTCCTGCTCTTCGCTATCCGTGGATACACGAGCGTAGGCTGCTACCCGTTTCTTACGGAAGGACTCTTGCTGAAGTCCACATTTGAATGTTTTCGTTGCTGGTATAATAGTTACTTGCGGCATCTTTTCTTCTCCTTCATAAGTTCTCCGAATTCCTTTCTTTTCTCCTCGGTCCAGGTGGATTTTCTCGAATGATATTCCCAATGGCGAGTGATCTCCGTCCCATCCTTCATTTTGAATAAAAGCGTATTATTCGCAATCGGTATTATTTTTTCGATCGTTTCTTTCAAAATGGTATTGTTTAACTGTTCAATTCCCACGACATCACAAGTGACCGCCGTTAGGATATCCTCGGGTATAGTTTGCGTTTGCGGACAGGCTTCTTTTCCTTTTTGTGATGAGGTGCTACACACCCAGGCTACCGTATAATAAGTTTTCTTTCGGCGATAGTGAACTCCACAGCAAGGACACCGAATCATCCCGGTAAACGGATATATCTCCCCCTTTTCTGGATTGTAGTTCTTTAGGTATTTTTTCTTTCGCCTTTCCGTCTCTTCTTGGATTGCCTTGAATGTTTCAAGCGGTATGATTGCCTCGTGGGTTCCCTCTGCGTGGTACATTGGATACTCCCCTCTGTTCCTATTCCACTTCTTTGTCAGGTAGTCACTCGTAAATGAAGTTTGAAGGAGAAGGTTCCCGGTATAGTTATATTGCTTTAGTATTCCGCTTACCCCGGCATGGTTCCAAAGTCCGCCACCACTACTTGGTATCCCTTCGGCATTGAGCATCTTCGCAATCTTGACATAGCCGTGTCCTTCAAAGAAATACTGAACAATCTTGTGGATGACCGCCGCCTCTTCGGGAATTATCTCAAAACGTCTGTTAATCAACCTATAGCCGTAGATATGCCCGCTCCAGGGTTTGCCTTCTTCAAAGCATTTTTTGATTCGCCACTTCATGTTTTCGCTATTAGAAAGGCTTTCTTCTTGGGCAAATGCCGCAAGGATCGTAAGCATCAACTCACCTTCTGTGGTAAAGGTGCTGATATCTTGTTCTTCAAAGTAGACCTCAACTCCCATCGCTTTCAACTCTCGGCATGTTTCAAGCAACACCACGGTGTTTCGGGCAAACCGGGAAATCGCCTTTGTGACAATTAGGTCAATGTTCCCCTTTTTGCATTCTTCCACCATGGCGCAAAACTGCTTTCTCATCTCCTTCGTTCCCGAAATCGGCTCGTCCGCATAAACACCGCAGAACTGCCACCCCGGGTGCGACTGGATGTAATCTTGGTAATAACTGATTTGCGCCGACAACGAGTGGATCATCGTATCTTTGTCATAGGAGACACGTGCATAGGCACAAACGCGCTTGATCTGCATCGTTGGGAGCTTTTTCGGTGTTATCGTTTCAACTACTCTGTCCATTCATAACCTCCTGTTTTTTGTATGCGTATATTACCTCTAAAACAGGATTTTATCCAGTCATTTCGAGCCATTATCACGGAAAATACTCGACAAATTGATACAATATTTTTCGCACATTTTTGTCTCTATTTTTATAAATTCATCAACCGTGATAACCCCCTGGGAAAGCATCGATTTTGCCATCGTCATAGCAAGTCTGTATCCTACCAAGTTATCATACATTTCCTTTTCCATATCGCTCTTTCCTCCCTATTGCCGAACACTGACGTGAACAGTAAACCCTATGCGGATTGCCGTTCGCTGTGAAGGCTTTCCCGCAAACCGGGCAGACATAGTTATATACCGCTTTGGGCTTTCTCTCTTCCGGATGCTTTGCCCACCAGGACATTCGGCAAGCATCCGAACAGAACTTCCGTTTCTTTCGTTTTGGCAAAAATAACAGTTGCGCTCCGCATTCTTTGCAAGCACCAACGTTCCCCTCGTTCATTCTCAAAAAGTAAGACTTGACGGTGTTTGGGGATATATTCAAAGTGGTAGCAATCTTCCTATAACTCCACCCTTGCCGTACCAATTCGGATATTCTTATCTTGTTTTCGTTCGTCATTAGGACACCTCCCTTCACTGTATGGAGAAAAAGCGCCCCATTTTTTAGGTGTCCAGACAGAAAAAAATAAGCCTACCCCGGATTTTTCTTCCGAGATAGGCTTAATCCTTACTTTTCCGATTCGTCTTTTTCTTTCGTCAACTGCTTTATAATCTGGTTCGTTCCCGTAGCGGTAAGTCCACTCGCTCCGCCGATGATAATCGCTACTAAAAAGTTCTGCGCGGGGATAATATCAGGTGTTGCAAAAAATGCAACTACTCCGAACACCGCACCGAGTCCCGCCGCCAAAAGCGGAATAAAACGATTGAACTTTTCGCTTTTTACCACCAATTTGATCAGGTTTACTACCCAATAAACGATGGTTGCAATCGCCGGAACGGAAATGATCTCCAAATAGTTATTCATATTGCTCCCTCCTTATTTGTGTGCTTGCTTATTGATATGCTTTTCGATCTGCTCGATAGCGTTGGTTACCGGGCCGTCACACCCTTGTTCTTTCAAGCCTTTCAGACAAGCGAGGACACCGAAAGTCAAAAGGGTCTGCTCCTCTTTTATCTCCCTGATGTCATCGTCTTTCTTGTTCTGCTTTAAGTACCAACGATAGATCCCGAACACCACCCCGAAGATAACCCCCAGGGCGGTGATGACCGCCGCGATAGTGATAATCGTTTCACTTGTTATCGTCATCGTTCATCTCCCTCCTCGCCTTCTGCTGTTCGAGCCATACAAGAAATCGGCTCGTCAAAAACTGTGATAAAATCTCCGATATATTGATCTCCGCTGTTGCCGACATTTCGACATACTTAGGCGGGTTCTTCCTTTCGTTTTCAACCATAGTTCGCCTCCTTACGTCAAGGTCAAGGTGAAGTTCCCGGCGCGGAAGAGCGGGACATAGTTTGCAGCCACCGTGATGGGAGTCGTGAGTGCGCCGTAAACGATGAGCTGACCCCCGCTTGCTGCTGTGAACAACCCAAAGTGCGTGATCGTCCCCCAAGACCCAGTCGCTTCCGGAAAGAAGATGATGTCCGTGTTGGAAACGGAACCGTTTGACGGATTGCCCATGACCTGGGTTGCAGACTGTCCCGAAATGCCGATAACGCTTCGAGCGTAGCCGAGAGTCCCTGATGGTTCGGTGAAGTTCGTTCCGCTTGCGGTCGGTGTGGTGGTGGAGAGTCCCATGTAACAGTTTGCAAGAGAACCACTCCCCTTGCCAATCAGTCCATTAAGAATCGCCGTACTGCCTGTGATAGTGAATGCCATTTTTGTATTCCTCCTTTAAATTTCTGTAATGGTTTTCGTTTCGTTGTCCCAGAATAGTTTCTTGTAGAAAGGCAAATCCTTCATAGTAATGAAGTAACCGCCCGCTGTCTCTTCAAATTCAGACCATCGGAACCCTCTGCTGTACACGGAAGTCATCCTT